CCATGTTTTCTGATGAGACGAAGGTCGGCGTCCGACACTTCGTCCGCAGCATGAAGGAAAGGGTCTAGTTGTGCAAGATCTTCTCGCGAACATGGAAGGCTTGAAGGAGAAAATCCGCCGGGCCCAGGCTTATCGTTCCATCATCAAAGCCCAGGCTTCGAAGCTGGAGGCTGAGGAGGCGGAGGCTCGACGGAAGGCTGATATATATCAGCGATGTTCGGAGATATGTAAAAAGTGGCTCGAGGACTCCCTCGAGAAGAACGTCACCTCCATGGCCGACCTGGCGACGATGGGCCTCCATCACGTCATCAAGGATCAGGACCTCAAGTTCAAGATCGTCCAGGAGGCGAAATATAATCGAATGGCGATGAAGTTCGTCCTCGAGGAGACCGACGCGAATGGGACCGTCGAGGGCGATCCGCTGAACTCGTACGGTGGGGGTGCCGCAGCCGTCATCTCCCTTGTCCTGCGGCTTGCCGTCATGTCCCGAATGAAGATGGGGAACCTTCTGCTTTTGGATGAGTCGATGTCCTGGATTGCCAACGCCTACGTCCCCAACGCTGCCTCGTTCATGCGCCACCTCGCGGAGAGGACGGGTGTGAACATCCTTATGGTTACGCACAACCCTGAATTTGTCGCCAACGCCCACACGGCCTATGAAGGACATAAAGACGGCAGCCTGAAGCTCAAGAAGGTCAGGACCTCGGAGCTGGCATGAAGACCCAGTCGGAGATAGAGAAAAGGCTTCAGAAGCTCCGAAAGAGGTACCGGCAGAAGTACGTTCAGGAGAGGGTCGGCCGCCGCCACCGGAACTGCCTGCACAACTACGAGCACGCTCCTCGCGGCGAATTCAAATACTCTCGCTCGCACGACGTGGAGCTCGCACCCCGACGTCAGACGACCCTCCTGGTCATCCAGCCAGACCTTCCTGTGCGCATATGCACATACGGATCGACGGGCAAGGACTGGAACGGCGACGTCTGCGATGCGGACGAGAAGGCGTCTGGGTGTCCGTGGTTCAAGGCCTCGCGCCTCGAGGAGGAGGTTGGCGCTGAATTCGACTCTCTGATGTCGGACGTGGAGTTCGTCTTCGACAACTACAGGGATGTCGCAACTCTTCAGTGGGTCCTTGATGTTCGCGTCATCACCGTGAGGCCATCCTTGGTCGAGCGGTTCTTGGCCCTGTTCAAGACCCGGAGCAAAGAACTCCCGGCGCCGAAAGACCCGGAGGTTCCGGAAGGGATTTGGGATGCTGATAATCAAGATCCTCGACCATGACCTTCACCGGGCGCGGGCTGGCTCTGCGTCCAAAATCCCGTTCTCCATCATGGTTCCCGACAACCGGAAGGTCCCAAGCAGGTTCCCCGTCCTTGTGAGCTCAACGCGCGGAAAATTCATCAGGAGGACGAAGCTTGTCGAGGGCGCCCATCCGTGCGGCATTTTTCCGCACGACTCGGACCGGCTTGATGACATCATCGGCCCCATGTTTGAGGCCGCCTACGAACTGTCGGTGGCGGAGAGGTGGAAGAACGTCCACAAGGCTGCCGCACAGGCCTTCGATCACGTTCAAAAGTCCAGCGGCACGACTGTCCAGCCGCACCTTTGCCTTGTCCCCCGCTCGTGGAGCGACGCGGTCTTGAAGAAATGGGGCGGCAAAAACCTCTCGATAGGCGAGGGTATCGAGACCTACAAAAAGACCTGTCGAGTGTACCGGTGCGGGACGACCATCCCGGTCTTCCTGTCCCGTCCTGACTTTGTCGGCCTCCTGACCCAGTTCGTCGGCGGCATGTCGAGCATACTTCTTCACGACATCGAGCGGGGCATGGCGTTCTGTCAACATGGAACTTCTCGAAAGGCTGACTGAGTGGGGGCAGGCCGGGCTTCAAGAGTCCGAGGAAGCGCGCTCATACCTTCAGGGCCGCGGAGCCTCTTCGGACCAGTGGATCCGCCATCGTCTTGGGTTCGCCAGAGGGGAGTTTGACCCCGACCCTTCCGACGACCCATTTCACTCTGAATCGTGCTTCGACAAGGACAAGCGCCATCTTCGATGTGACATATGCCGGTTCAGGCTGTGGTCGTCCGAGTGGGTTGAGGACGATGACGGAGGGAAGAAGCAGGTCGTCTGTGGCCGGATGCATGGGTCCGTCATGCTACCTTTGACGTCCTACTCCGGGGCCCTTGTCGGCGTTCAGACCCGCTCCATAACCGAGAAGGTGTTTGACAACTTCGTTCTGAACCGTCGCCCTGAGGGTTACGCTTTCGGACTCGGCACGTCCGTCCACCACATGTGGGGGACAGGCTCTGCCTGCATCGTGGAGAGCCCGTTCGATCAGATGCTCATGGAAAGGTTGGTCGTCCCCTGGACGCTGGCCCTCATCACCAGCTCTATCAACAGGGACCAGATGAACTTTTTGAAGCGCTTCATCAAGCGCGTCTACTGGTGTGGTGACCTCGACAAGGCCGGTCGGGACGGTCTCGAAAGCCTCATCAAGTATCACGGATCCGAGTTCGACATCGTCGACGTAAAATACCCTCGGTTGCAAGACAAGGACAAGGACCCCGGGGACTTCTGGCGCCGCGCTGGTGACAAGAAGTTTGCCGACCACTTTCGAAAGGCCATGATATGACCGTCGTACAGATTGCTGACAAGCGAGAGAAGGGTCCTGTGACCCGCGAGAAAAAGGAGAGGGCCGAGACCCCCAAGGAGGTCCTCTATGACGATTTCCCGTCTGGGGAGGAGGTCGCCCGCAAGCTCATCAAGCAGTACCACACGCACCTCGCCACCGCCGGGATCGTGTTCGCTTGCAGGGACAAGGCGCAGAAGAGGTCCGGAGTCCCGTCCCCTGGCTACGTCAAGAAGCTCTCTCCGGAGCTCCGTTACGCGTTCGCCGACAAGGTGAAGGGGGATGAGCTTCCGCACTTCTTGCTCGTGATTGCCCTCGAAGTCTGGAATGGAATGGCCCCCAACCAGCGCACGGCCGTCATCGACCACCTGCTCACCCGCATGGTCGGCGAGGAGGACGAGAAGAACGGTCAGATGAAGTGGAAGCTTCGTCCGCCCGAGGTGCAGGAGTTCGCTGAGGTCGCTGAGCGGAATGGCAAATGGAACCCGGAGCTTGAGCACATGGCCGACAGCCTTGAGGGTAAGTGACGGAGCCGTTTGACCTCGAGTATCGCCCGAAGCGCTTTGCCGACGTTCTCGGCAACGCGGGGGTGGTGAAGCTGCTTCTGAAGCGCAGCTCCACCGGCACCCTTGTCGGCCGGTCTATGATGTTCGGCGGCCCGAAGGGCTCCGGGAAGACATCGCTTGCCCGCATTGTCGCAAGGGCGGTCGTCTGTGATGCGCTTACGGACGGTGAACCGTGCAACAAGTGCGCAGGATGCCTTTCCATTGCCGACGGTTCGGCGGACAGCGTTGACGAGTTCGACGCCGCCACCCAGGGGACGGTCGACCGCATGCGGTCCATCGTGGAGGACCTTGAGTATGGGACGGTAAGCGGCAAGCCTCGGGTGATCGTCCTCGACGAGGCCCACCGTCTGTCGAAACAGTCGCAGGACGCTCTCTTGAAGTCCATGGAGGACCGTCGCATTGTCGTCATCCTCTGCACGACCGAGCCCCACTCCATTAAGACAGCCATTCGAAGCCGAGTGGAAGAATATCCTGTCGCTTACCCTCCGGAGCAAGAGCTGCTCGCCCGACTCGGGTTCGTTTGCTCACAGCACAAGATCGACTGCGAGCTCGACGCGCTGGAGTTGATCGTGAGCCTCAACGCTCGATGCCCCCGGACGAGCCTCACCACTCTCCAGTCGGCCGCGCTCACCGGTCCTGTCACCGTCGCGACGGTCAGGGAAATTACGAGATTCTCCTCCATGGAGGGCGTTGTCCGGGCTCTGACGGGGCTCCACACCGACCCGCGTGCGGCTTCAGTCGAGTTCGACTCGCTTTTCGATCAGGAAGGGCCTACCTGGGTCCGTGATCAGGTCGTGCTGGCTATCTCCAGCGCCATGCGCACGGCCTTCGGCGCCAAGCCGACACACCCTGTCCCGCCGGCGTTTTGGTCGGCCCGTGGTGACGGTTGGCTGGCCACGGCTCACGCTCTTTCCTTGCTGGAGAGGCCAAACCAGGCGGACATCGAGGCGGTCTTATACTCGGGGGTATCCGTTCCGGCTTCCGGAGTCGGCTCCGTCCCCGTGAAGTCGACGGAGCCGGCTTCCCATCCCCCGACATCCGTGAAGGCCGCCGTGAAGGTCGGAGACGCCACGGTAACCCCTCCGGAACTCCCGAAGCCGGCAGTCAGGTCTCCGGAACCCCTGAAGACCGTCCCGAAGGCTCCTCCGTCAGTCAAAGTCGTTCTCTCCCCTGAGACTGCCAGTCCGCGCGTTCTCGAAGTGGACGGGGTTCGGTTTTCCTCTGACGAGGTTCTTACATCCCTCGACAACAAGATAGAGCATGGCGGAGCGCCTCCTGGTCCGGAGCTCGGACCCGACATTCGGGTAGAGTTCGATTCGGAATCTCTTCCGATGACGGAGAAGGAGTTTGCGCGTGGCTTCCTTGAAAGGATCAGGACGTAAAACGCCCGCGAAGAAGGCGGTGAAACCGCTTGCCCCTCCTCCGGGACCTCCCCCGAAGTGGGTCGTCGTCCAGCTCTCCTCTCTCGGCGAGAGAGAGAAGAACATCGACATCATCAAGCGCGCCGTCAAGCAGATGCTCGGCGTCGTCGAAATGTTCATTCCGGCCGTCGTCCAGAAGGTCCGGAATGAATCCCATACTATGGTCTACATGGACGGATATGTCTTTATCCGCTTCCAGGAGGGTACGAACTACCTGAAGCTTCAGGATACGACCTATTTCAAGTCAGTCTTGTGCGCCTCTGCCGGCGGCGGGAGAAGGTCGTATTGCCTCCTTGACGACTTCGTCCTTGACGGTATGCGGGACGGTGTTAAGAATCTCCAGACGAAGTCCGAGTTCGAAAACGGTCAGGACGTGAAGATCACCAAGGGACATTTCAAGGGCCTCTGCGGCAAGGTCATGCTCGTCTATGAGGACGGCAAGAAGGTCCAGGTCCACGTTCCTCTCACATCGAAGCCCGTCCTCATCGAGTTTCCCCCAAACTTTCTCGAGAAGGCCGAAGTTTCCTGACTACTGGCCATAGGGTGTACTGTTTGCGATGAGGCAAGTCGGAGGAGGCGAGACGCAGCGGAACGTCCTCGTGGATGTGAACAACCTTCTCTACCGCGCATACTTCGCCTTCGTGAAGAGCCGAGAGGCTCCGGACAGCGGTCTCCGGCCTCTCGTCGCCCGGCTCCCCGACGGGAACGGCGGGTTCCTCGACATGAACACGGGGGTTATCCAGGGGAGTCTGCAGATACTCTCATCTTGGCTTTACGACATCAGTCGTCCGTCGAAGATCATCGCCTTCTTCGACGGTCTCCCGGCCCGCCGTACCGCTGTCTTTCCGGACTACAAGAAGCGCGACAAGGACGGCGTCAAGCAGAGCGTCCATATTGAATCTGGCGGGTCCATCATCCAGCTTCGCGACGGCACTAAGGTGAGCGGTCCTGTCTCGGTTCTCGCCCACGTTTTCCGCCTCATCGGCTGCGACGTCTACCATCATCCTGGCGAGGAGGCGGACGATCTCATCGCGACCTTCGTCCGGAAGAACCCGGATGCCGTCAACGTCATCATCTCGTCCGACAAGGACTTCTTCCAGCTCGTCGGCGGGAGGACCGTCGTATACCGTCCCGGCCCGGAAAAACCCCGCCTCCACGACGCCGAGCGCGTGGAGGACACCATGGAGAAGCGCTATAAGGTCCGCGTGAGGCCCTCCGAAATTCGGATGTTCAAGGCCCTCACCGGCGACTCTTCTGACGGAATCCCCGGCGTCCATGGGCTCCGGAAGAAGTCCGCCCATCCGATGTGCCGGTTTGCCTCCGTGGGTGAGGTTTACGACTCTGGGCTCCCTGGCTTCTCCAAGGGAGAGCAGGCGAAGGCCGTCGCCTGGCGCGCTCAGGTCGAGCTCAATTATCATCTCGTCGGCTTTTACGACCAGCTGGATCTGGCCTCTTGCCTTCAGCCAGAGAAGGCCGACTTCCCGCTTGCGGCGAAAATCCTGCGTGAGGATCTATCCCTCATTGACGTAGATCTACTCCCATTTCGTGTAGGTCGCCATTCAGTCAAACCGATCAGTTCGGTCCCGGACTGGCTTTCAGATGTTTAGCGTTCGTCCGGTAGCGTAACCTGCGGGTCACTCCGCAGGCTTCCAGCCAAGATACCAAGACGAATACTTCGACGCTCGACTGACTGGCTCCTTGCCGGTTGGATACCTATACGTAGACAGTCGTCTTGACCGCTGGAGGCCAAATGTCTACACATATCGCCCTGCAGGATCCGTCGAGCATGTCCGCTCGCTTCGGCAACGACCGACGGCTCGGATATGATGCCGACAACGACCCCGATCTTCACGACCTCATCCTCGGCCGGCTTCATCCGAAGGAGGAGGAAGAGCTCGTCCCCGAGGGGCAGAGCCTCAATTTTTCGGAGATCGAGCGCTTCCTGCCGCGAATACCGTCGCGCGAGGCCGACCTCATCCGGCTCTATTACCACAACAAGATGAAGCAAGAGCAGATCGCCAAGATCTTCTCTATCACGCAGGCGGCCGTCAGCTATCGGCTACACCGCGGGATCAAGAGAATCCAGTTCCTCTGCACAATCCCGGAGCTCGAGAAGGACGTTTTCGACCTTGAGCTTGGTCCAAAGTTCAACGATCAGGACCGTGAGATCCTCTGGCGCATGTATGAGACGACGTGCCAGTCGGAGATCGCCAAGCAGATGCGCCTGACGCAAGGTCGGGTCCGACACCGGTTCTTCCGCGCGCTCCAGAAGATCAACCAGCTCATCGCCGAAGAGGCTCGCGAGAAGCAAGTCCAGGCTCAGGTGCTCAAGAAGCAGGGAAAGAGCAAGGACGAAGTTGAGGCGGCCGAGCTCGAAGTCGAGCAGGCCATTGACAACTCCCGGTTCGGAAAATACTGGACCGTGTTCTT